AAGAAGAGTTGGTTTTCGAAAATAACCAACTCACTGAGAAACTTTCTACTTACGAACAGGCTGTTGGACAACTTAAGGGAAGCTTACAAGAAGTTAACCTGTCTAACGCTCGTTTACTATACACGAACCGTATTCTTAGAAATACCTCCCTGAATGAGCGACAAAAAAATAAAATTGTCGAAGCGATTTCAAATGCTGGTTCTGTCACAGAAGCACGTACAATATATGATACACTTCAAAGCACAGTGGAGTCTACGCCTAGGCGTGGGCCACAATCATTGGGCGAAGCAATCAGCCGTCGTTCTTCTGTAATTCGTGCTTCTCGTCATGAGAGCACAAAATCAGATCCAATTTCGGATCGGATGAAAAAACTAGCAGGTATCAAATAGATGCCAAAATCAAATACAATAATTAATAGGAGGTATTTTAAAAATGTCTAGTATCATAGAAAGGTTAACCGAAGGTGTTGTTAACCGTGATATGCGCGCCGAAGGTCATGCTTTGTTAACAAAGTGGGAGCGCACAGGTCTTCTCGAAGGACTTGATAATGATCGTAAGAAGAATGCCATGGCTCGTCTCCTTGAGAATCAGGCCAAGGAACTTCTTCGTGAGAGCAGCTCGCTCGCAGCTGGTGACGTCGAGGGCTTCGCAGCCGTCGCTTTCCCAATTGTCCGTCGCGTGTTTGCTGGTCTGATCGCAAACGACCTCGTTAGCGTTCAGCCGATGAGCCTCCCAAGTGGACTCATCTTCTTCCTCGACTTCGTGTTCTCGCCGGATCAAGGTCCGTCAAGCACGATGACCGATAGAATGGGTAATGCGGCTAACAAGTCAATCTACGGTACTGACCAGGTCGGTTCGCAGATTACTGGTGGTGTCGACCTGAGCAGTGCTACCTCTAAGGCAGGCTTCTCTGGCCCACTTCGCGACGGTGCAACCGGCTATGCTTACGCTTCCCCATCCGGAAGCAACAGCGACGTGATTCCAGCCTCGACCGACACTAAGACCCGCGTCTTCCTGTTGGATGGTGCCGTAGCTCACGCCGACGCCAAGCGCATTAAGTACGACCCCGACCTTCTGGCTGTCACTGACAGTTCTTTGGGTGTGATCGTCATCGATGCTACCAAGAGCGACATTACTTCTAACGACGGTGACCCAGATTTCGATAATCTGTCTGCCTTTGTGATCGCCAACTTGGCTGCAGCTGATGTCGCAGGAATCGGCGGTACACCAACGATCGCCCAAATCCGTCGACTGACTGATAAGGTCGCTGCTGCCGACTCCATGAACAGTAACGAGACCATCCGGTTCATCTTCACTGCTACTGGTTCCGACTGTACGGCTACGGTAGCCTCGAACCTCGCGGCCCCATTGGCTGCTGCAGACGTCACTTATCCCGTTAAGGATCAGATTGATGCCGTCAGCAACACCCCAGGTGCAGTTATCGGTGATCTCTTCCCGCTGGAGGCTAACGCCAACATCCCAGAGATCGACATCAAGGTCGACAGCATCGCTGTCACCGCTCAGACCAAGAAGCTGAAAGCTAAGTGGACCCCGGAGTTAGGTCAAGACCTTAACGCCTACCACAACCTTGATGCTGAAGTCGAGTTGACCTCGATCCTTTCGGAGCAAATCGCTCTCGAAATCGATCGCGAGATCCTTGCTGACCTCGTAAACGGCGCTACCGCTGCTGTCTACTACTGGTCACGCTCCCCGGGTCTCTTTGTCAATCGTACGACTGGCGCTGAGCTTGGTGCCTCATCTGCTGCTCCAGAATTCACTGGTACAGTTAGTGAGTGGTACGAGACCCTCGTTGAAACCATCAACGATGTCTCTGCACAGATCCACCGCAAGACTCTGCGTGGTGGTGCCAACTTCGTCGTTTGTTCGCCCGAAGTTGCCAACATCCTTGAGTTCACTGCTGGCTTCCGTGCTTCCGTCACACACGACGATGAGTCCGGTTCCATTGGCGCTGTAAACGTTGGTTCACTGAGCAAGAAGTTCGACCTTATCGTCGACCCATACTTCCCACGCAACGTGCTCCTCATTGGTCGTCGCGGCTCCTCTTTCCTCGAAAGCGGATACGTATACGCACCATATGTGCCCCTGCAGACCACTCCAACCATCTTTGGACCAGAAGACTTCGTACCTCGCAAGGGTGTGATGACTCGCTATGCCAAGAAGATGGTTCGTCCAGATATGTACGGTGTAGTAGTCGTTCGCGGCCTGCTCGGTGAGGAAGGTTCCAGCTAAAACTAGCTCCATAACCTTTTCGTTAT